TGACACTAGGACTGTGTGAGGCCATAGCACCTTGAACATTAAAGGCTATTCTGCTCCATAGTTGGTCTTTGTCGGGGATAAGATGGGCCAGTAGTGGCATCTCCATAATGAGTCTTTGAGTAAACATTGAGAACGCATCTGCACGTTCTTTAGATGCTGATACCACCATGATCTTTAAGTCAGGGTCTAGCATTAAACGCCACACCACATAAGCACTGGTGATGTAGGACTTACCTACACCTCGGAATGCTTGGATGATGGAACGCTTAGGGCTAGTCTGAAGGTAGTCTGCAAGGTCGTATTGAACCTTGGTGGGTACTGGTAGGTTTAGTTGCTTCCATACTAGGTACAAGAAGTTTCTAAAGTCCTTTAGAGGGTGCTTACCTGTCTCCATTCGGGTTGCTCCTCTTTTTATCTTTTCTTAATAGTTAAAGCTGCTGATTTAAAATTATTAGAAGTTGGCGCATCTTTTGAACCCACTTTTCTCATGGTCTCTTTAGAACCATTTTTAATACGCTTACGTTTAGCGTGAATGTTGGAATACAATCCCACGGTTATCTCCTACCATTTTGATTTGTTGGCCCAGTAAGCTGCACTTGTCTTACCTTTGGCGATATTTAAACTGTGCCTAGCTTTAAAAGATTTACGTTTTGCTACCATTGCTGCTGACTCTCCAGCTTTAGGCGCACCTGCTGTACTCGCACCTTTCTCTCCAAACCGAATCATACGGTCTTTGCCTTTATCTTTGATGATAACGACATGCGACTTCTTGCCCTTGGCAGATGCTTTCGGCTTATTGTAGCCAGAGAATGTTTCACCTCTGTACTTTATAGACATAACTGAGTTCCTACCTAGTGTGCTAGAGCGTCTTGAAGACTCTCAGAGTTAAATGGTAAAGAACCCATTAAGCCGTCTAAAGGAGACCCTTGGACTGGCAAAGCATCTATGTTGTTGTCTTTAAGAAACTTAATAGCGTTACTTATGTCTGCTGGTTTAGCATCTCCTGACTGCACACGGTCTAGTAGCTCTTGGGCTACAGCACAGTGTAAAGTAGAGAGCATTTTGTCTACGCTAGTATCCATTTTTACCTTTCCTCCATCCTCGGTTCTTAGTCTTTGATTGGATTGATAAGTTGTTAGGGGAGTTGTTAGTAGGGTTACGGTCTTTATGATCTACATCTTTACCGTCACCTTTCTTAACTGTTCCTTTCTTGATGAGTAACTGTCTTGCTTGGTTACGCGAAGACCTACGCTTACGTTGTTCGGGTTTACTGTGGTACGTAGCGTATTCGTGTTTGTAATCTCTAGCCATGTTTAAGCGAGTCCTTTAGATTTCTCGAAGGTGCGTAAGCCACCTAAGCCTAGTAAGGCCATAACGAGGGTTGTGAGTTCTGCTGCTTGGATAGAGGGTAGTTCTGTGGGGAGTAATGAATAGGCGTTGATGAGACCAGCAAAGGGAAGTATTAGGAATTGGTAGCCCAATCCTATTGCACATACCCAACCTATAGCTGGTCGCCAACCTGCCACAAATACAGACTTATGTTTGGCTTCTTCTATGTTAGCCATTGCCTGCAAGATGTGGGGTTTTTGAAGAGCCTCAGTGATTCTAAGGCTAGCTATAGCCTTCTCTTCGTCCGAGGTAAATAAATCATCAAGCCCACCCATGACTCCCTCTGCAATACCTGCAAAGGGGTTTAATTTCATGTGTATGGGTTCCTGTGTGTAGTGTTTAACTTCTCATCATAAAGGCTGCGCCTGTTACCAAGGCAGCTATTAGCAAGCGAATGAACCATTCATTAGCACCTCCCGTCTTAGCTGCAAGAGCTAACTTAATGGCGTGTGTGTCCAGTTCTTCACTATGTTTATTTAAACGAGCGTCTTGCGTGTTGTTGTGTATCAATAGACCGTCTATCTTGGTGTCTATCTCAACAAGCTTTACCATCGCATCCGCTAGTTTATCTATCTTAGCTTCTAGTCTGTCAAATCTAGCAGTAGCTTCCATGTTATTCCTCTGTTATTGGCAGGCGGCTAACAGCTAGCCGCGAGATGATTAACTTGGCTTAGGGTACTTAACTTTGATTACTTCAATCTCAGCTTTCCAAGCGTCAATGCCATTGTGGTAGATGCTATCCATCTGGTCACCCATTGAAGGATACTCAGACAGTCTTCCAACTAACCAAGAGTTAGCATCTTGCTCTGCTTGAGCTTCTGCTTCGTCTGCTAGACGGACTGTATTTTCTGCTTCGGTTAATTCGATAGTGATACCATTAACCATTTTAAATATACCTGTACTCATTTGATTCTCCTATGTATTCTTGATGCCGTAGAGGGTGAATGTTCCAGCGGTCAGGTTTGCAGTAACTATTCGTACCTTTAACGAATCTACAACCGCCATATAACTGGAGGAGCTAAGCGAGGTGCTACCTACACTGCTCGCAACTCTAGCTTTACCACTATTAACATCATATTGAGTTACACCAGTTGAGAAATATGATTTCTTAACCGCACTACTTAATCCGAAGAAATGCGCCACGCCACTCGATGGGGCCGCACTGCCTACATACTGACCTAGAGTTGCCACGCTAGAATCAGTAAAGGCTGGTGAGGAAGCAGATGTTCGATCAATTAATGAGTTCCACTGTGAATGCCAAGTAGTTCCCCCGTTAGCCGATAAGTCAACTTGAAGGTTATTGTATGCGTCACTGCTGCTTAGAACCGATTCAAATTTAATCACATAATGGCTGTAGGTGCTGCTAACGCTATTTAGAAACTCTAAACTCGCCACTGCGCTTGATACAGTCTGACTAGATATAACTGTCCAAGCTCCACCTCCTCCACCTCCTCCACCTGAGGGTAGGTTAGTCAAAGCAGAACCATCACCAGCGAATGCTGTGGCTGTTACAGTGCCAGTTACGTCTAAGGCTGTAGCTGGTGCCGAGTTACCAATGCCCAAGGATTCAGCACTAGCATCCCAGAAGAACTTAGCTGTAGTTCCCGTATCCTCCATAAAACTAATATCGCCATTGTCGGCTATAGTCATCTGACCACCAGCGTCAGACATAGAGTTATAGTTGAATCTCAGCTTGTTGGTGTTAGCTGCATTAGATTGGTACACATAGAAAGGATTACTGCTTCCCTGAATCTTCACACCTGCGTGGATGAAAGTGTTTGCATTATCAGACTTAGCAATCAGAAGTGCATCACCAAACTCAGATGCCGTTGCGTGTACCTCTATGGAAGCGCCCTGTCCAACTACTTCACCTTCAACAACCAAACCATCAGCAGTTACAGTGCCAATTACGTCTACGCCTGCGGCTGTGGTGGCTAGTTTCTCGTTTCCATCGTGATAAAGATCAACTGAACCACCTTTAAAGAAACGTGCCATTGTCGATGTAGGGCCAGCACCTTTCAGTGCTATATTCCCGCCATCAGTATCAATGACCAAGTCGCCAGTGCCTAAATCCCTAATCCAGCTAGTAGCGCCACTATGGTAGACCTGTAAGTCACCACTAGCACCAAACTTAGCTTTCTCATTATCACCCAGAGTCAAACCATCAGCAGTTACAGTTCCAGTTACGTCTATGCCTGTGGATGTGGTTTCAAACTTAGAAACATTGTTATGATAAAGTCTTACTGAACCATCTGATGTGAAGTATGCACTATTCTCCCCAGCAGCAGTCTGGAATAACATCTGAGTGCCTTTAATAATAAGGCTACCGCTTCCTAACTCAGTTATTCTACTATTAGTACCATCAGAATAAATCTCAAGATCACCACCAGCACCAAACTTAGCTTTCTCATTATCACCCAGAGTCAAACCATCAGCAGTTACAGTTCCAGTTACGTCTATGCCTGTGGATGTGGTGTCTAGTCTCGTTGCCCCGTTGTGAGATAACCGAACAAGGCCGTCTTTATACGCGGCAATAGCAGATTCATGTGTTGGACTAGACCCAGCCGCTCTTATGTGTAAATCACCTGCGAAGTCTACAAAATTATTGGTGGTAGATGTTAAATCTAACTCACCACCGACACTGACCCCTGCCGTTGTAAATAAAGTGCCAGTTACGTCTATACCTGTGGATTTTGTAGTTAGCTTTGTTGCACCCGTGTGCTGTATAAGCAAAGCACCATTCGCATTTATCGTACCCCCAGACCCTGAGGTGATGAAGCGCATATCATAGTCATCTGAGAAAGGTGACTTCAGGTCAAGGTATGACCCATCTGGCCCACCTATCTCTATGTTGGCGTAACCAGCTGCTGGATTATTAATAGACAAGTTACCAGTCATAGTGCCACCAGCTAGTGGTAGCTTAGCTGCAATACTGTTTGTAACAGTTGTGCCAAAGTTAGCATCATCTCCTAACGCTGCGGCTAGCTCATTCAACGTGTTCAATGC